CACCCGTAGACTGACAAACTACATCGGCGAGAACGTCGGCAAGGGCGCAGCATGGATTGCTGACAAGACCGGGATTCCGGTTGGTGACGTTGAGAATATGATTGGGTCGCTTGGTCTGCTGCCAATCCCTGGCGCTGCCAAGGTTGGCCAGAAAGCTGGCGCAGCTACCTATGGCGCCGAGCAAGCATTGCGCGATCAGTTTGCAGCCAAGGCACCACCACCGCGGGTTGAGCCAGGCATCGGCGCACCAGCTCCGGCAGCTCCGACACCGGGACAACCAAAACCTCGCGTTGTTTATGCTGACGTCCAACGTCAATTGGCAGAACAAAAAGCAGCCAAGGAAACGGCATTGGCCGAGGCTGCAAATGCGCCAACCCAACGCGAATTGCAAGCGGTTAAGGCTCAGCAAGCCAAAGCATCCGTTGCGCCGGCAGCAGGGCTTACAGCGCCATTAGGAAGCGTTGGAGCGGCGGCGGTCACAGACGTGGCGGCAATCGACGCGGCTATCGCGCAAGCCAGCCCACAATTGCAAACGCGGCTGCAAGGCGTTGACCGTAGTCAAATCAATCTGCCGGCGTTGGAAAGCCATTTGCAAGCAGAACGGTTAGGTCTTGGTCCTGATTTCTTTACAGAAGGTCAGGCCACGCAAAATCCTGGTGCGTTGTCGTTTGAAATGAACGAGCGCGGTAAATACCCTGCGCTTTCTGAGCGTTTCAACCAGCAAGACGCAAAGCTCAAATCAGCGGTAGACCGATTGCACGACCGAGCTACTCAGAACGAGGTTGGCGGTTCAATGTTTGACCACGGCGTCAGGCAGATCAACGAATATCAAGCCATCGACAACGCTCGCAATTTAGACATTAATCAAAAATACAAAGCTCTTAAAGATGCCGCCGGCGGCAATTTCCCGATTGATGCACCGCAGTTTGTTCAGAATGCAAGAAATCTGCTTGATGAAAATTTAAAAACAGAATTCTTACCAGAATCGTTTGAAAAAAGGCTGGAAAGATTTGAGTCTGGCGAACCTTTGACATTTCAAAAATTTGAAGCGCTAAGAACTAATCTTGCGGCTGAAATGCGTAAGGCTGAACGAGCTGGTGACGGCAACACAAAATACGCTCTCAGTTTAGTACGCCAAGCGCTTGAAGATTTGCCATTGTTGCAAGAAGCCCAAGGCTTGAAATCTATTGCCGATCAAGCTAGAAACGCAGCAAGAGAACGGTTTGATGCTTTGGCAGCAGATCCGGCATACGACGCTGCGGTCAATGGTGCGCCACCTGACACGTTCATGGAAAAGCACGTGTTTTCCAAAACCGCACCGGCTAGTCAGGTTGCATTGATGCGAAGCACGTTTGGCGAGGGTTCTGTTGGCGCTCTCAACATTGAATCCGCGTTGATCAACCATTTGCGTGAAAAAGGCGGTTTGGTAGAAAAATCAAACGTCAACCAAGCGACCTACAACAAAACCTTAAAAGCACTTGAAGAAAAACTCAAAGTTGGCGCTAAGCCAGAAACCGTCGAAGATTTGCGAGTGCTTGGCGACGTGCTTTATAAAACAAAAGCGCAACCAACTGGATCTTTTGTAAACAACTCAAATACTTTTGTTGCTCAACTGGCTCAACAGGGCGGCGGCATGGCGACTCGAGCGGCAGATGTTGCTCTCGCTGCAAAGGGTTTGCCACCATTAGCAAGTGGTGCCGCTGGTAAAATCGGCCAAATGTTTGAAGCTCGCAAAATGAAACGTAGACTTGAGCCAGGCGCTGGCGTTCAAAAGAGAGATTGATCATGTCAGATATTGATCCCGTCAAATATGGTCAGCTAATCGCCAAGGTCGATTTGCTTGAGAAGCAAGTCGCAGATATGCAAGCCGACATCAAGAAACTGCTGGAGCTTGCTAATCAGAGCAAGGGCGGCTTTTGGTTCGGGATGGCAGTCATCAGCGGAATCAGCACCGCTGCCGGTTGGGTCATCAGCCACTGGTCCAAATGATCGGCATCGAGGCGATCTTGGGGCTTGGTGGTGAGATCATCAAGCGGGTTTGGCCAGATCCAGCGCAGCAGGCCAGCGCACAGCTCGAACTGTTAAAGCTGCAACAATCAGGCGAGCTTGCCAAGATCGTCGGCCAGCTCGAGATCAACAAAGCCGAGGCAACATCAGGCAGTCTGTTTGTGGCCGGCTGGCGTCCGGCAATCGGATGGGTCTGCGCCACCGCACTTGCCTATCAATACGTTTTGCGACCAATTGGCTCCTATGTTGCCCGACTCAATGGGATTGAGGTTGGAGATATGCCGACGCTGGATGCAACGCTTTGGGAGCTAATGTTTGGAATGTTGGGGCTTGGCGGTCTACGGACCTTTGAAAAAGTGCAGGGCGTTGCATCTAAATGAAAGACAATTTTCAGAAAGCGCTAGATCTGACGCTTGGGTTTGAGGGTGGATACTGCAACCATCCATCAGACCCAGGTGGAATGACCAACCACGGCGTCACCAAGCGCGTCTGGGAGGACTGGACAGGCGAGAGTGCCGACGAGCAGTGTATGCGCGATCTGGGCGTTTCTGACGTGCTTCCGCTCTACCGGGGGCGCTACTGGAACAAGGTCTGGGGTGACGAGCTGCCGGCTGGTCTTGACTACTGCGTCTTTGATTGCGCGGTCAACTCAGGACCGAAACAGGCAATCGTATTCTTGCAGCGCATCTTGGGCGTGGATGACGATGGCGTCATTGGTCCGGTTACCCTGGCCGCGGTCAAGCGCGAAAAGGCGGTCGATCTAATTGAAGATTACAGCGATCTCAGGCTGAGATTCCTTGAGAAACTGAAGGCTTATGCTGTGTTTGGCAAGGGTTGGACACGTCGGGTCAACGCGGTTGAGGATTTTGCGAAAAAAAATATATAAAACAAACAGTTGGCACTAGACAACGTAATCTAAGCGTGGTATTTAGCACCAACGAAACAAATGGTGCTAAAAAATGGCTGGAAAAACCAAGATCTCCGACGAGGATTTTCTGGTTGCGTGGCAGAAATTCAAGAGCGCAACACAGGTTGCTAACTTCTTTGGGTTTACTGAGCGCTGGGCACACAACAATCGCCGGCGACTGGAAGCCAAGCTCAAGATCAGACTTGAAGCAACCGCAGTAAACGCCAAAGCGTTTGAGCATCTGCAAACGCATCATCTGACAAAAGCACGTCACAACGCCGGTATAACGGACGGCACGGTGATCGTATTCTCTGACGCACACTTCTGGCCAGGACTGCGCACAACGGCGTTTAAGGGGCTGTTGTGGGCGATCAGCCAGCTCAAACCTTATGCTGTGATCAACAACGGCGATGCCTTTGATGGGGCTTCAATCAGCAGATACCCTAGAATTGGGTGGACACAACAACCTAGTGTTAAGGAAGAACTTAACGCCTGCCAAGAGGCGCTGGCAGAGATTGAGGCGGTTGCCAAAGCAGCACGCCACAACGTCCAGCTCATCTGGCCATTGGGCAACCATGACAGCCGATTTGAGAACTTTCTAGCGGCAAACGCAAGCGGTTACGAGGGCGTGGTTGGCTTCTCGTTGCGGGACCATTTCCAAGCCTGGAAGCCGTGCTGGTCGTGCTGGTTGACTGATGACGTGATAGTCAAGCACCGCTACAAAAACGGCATCCATGCAACGCACACAAACACGATGGGCAGCGGCATCAGCATTGTTACTGGCCACCTGCATTCGCTTAAGGTCACGCCATTTACGGATTATCGCGGAAACAGGTATGGGGTAGACACCGGGACACTGGCAGACATTGATGGGAAGCAATTCAATGATTACTTGGAAGACAACCCAGTCAATTGGCGATCTGGGTTTGCCGTGCTCACATTCCGAGATTCCCGGCTGTTGCTGCCTGAACTGGCAATCAAGCACTCTGAGGGAATGCTTGATTTCCGTGGCGAACTAATCGACGTGTCTGCGCTCTAAATTCCCAAAGCGTCGTCTGTAACGGACCATTGCCGCACAAAGAAATATTCTCCGTACTGGTCACGCAAGTCTGGCGGGTATCCGCGGTCGTCTAACCAGTGCAGCATATTGTCGTGCAGCTCTGTGTCCCAAATCTTGGGAAACCCGTAACGCCAACCCTCGGGTGGATCAACCCACATTTTCATTTGATTGCTCCTTGTCTAACTGCTGTTTTAAGCGCTTAAGGAAAGTTTCCTCGTTGTCGTCACCAGACAGAAACCAGTCAATGCGCTGCACCAGGGTGTAGCACATATTGAGTAATGAGATTGTCCCTTTCATCACTTCGATGGTTTCTTGACTGTATTTCTCGTCATACGTATCTCGTTCATCCTCAAGTATTGCTTGTTCAATGTTGTCAGCAATTCGTTGCAGATAAAACTGCTGATACTCAAAATGTCCACCGCTCATAGCCAACTTCCTTTAAGCACGTATGGTTTTTTGCCACGAATCCGTACATCAATCTGGCGAACCTTGAGCTTTAGACGCTTGGCGTAATACCGTGCTCGACCTAAATGTTTTGTTGCTATAAAGTTTCTGCCACCTCCCTTTGGGTATTCAATCCAACGACAACATACGTAGTACAGTTTCTTGGGCCAGCAGTGTTTCATTTCTCGCCCCAAGTTCCGTCAGGCCATTGGTACCCGTTCCACGGGTCGCTCTTCTCATAGTCCGTTGCCTGTTCATCACACAACTTGGCGCACTCCTCCCGCTCATGCGCGGCAACAAGGGCGGCAAAGCGTTCCAGCGCTTTGGGGTGTGTTAAGTGACACGACGGCAAGTTTGCATCGAGCGCCATGCGAATAATGTCTTCTCTATTAATCATTTTTGCTCCTGTTTGGGCAATTTCTTCCCTGATTGCAAGTCCCGTGGCAGGGAGGACACCGTTTCATTCTTGCTCCTCATTCGTTTGATCATTTTGTGGACGTTCTGGGGGGTGCAGCCCAGAACCCGTGCTATTTCATTCATGGACGGCAACCGGCCCAGGCTTTTTTCCAGCCCACCGATTGCGTCCAATAATCGGATCTGAGCCATCCTCATGCCGCTGCTTTCATCAGCGCATCGAGGGCGCCAATCCGGGCCGAAAAGGTCTGTAAGAACCTGGCACGCTCTACCATCGACAGTCGAGCAATCTCAGCGTCATTGGATGTACGCAAAAGCTTGAGCTTGGCGATGCGATCTGCCGGCGGGATCTTGCCGGCTTTCATCACAGCGTCTGCCAGCGCATTGAACTCGACAACCCATGCAGCTTCATCAGCGCTCATTGAGCGTGGTTTGGCTTCGTTAGGGACGCGCAACGCCCAGGTGCCACCAGCTCCATCCTCAAACTCAATGACGTCTGGCGGTGGCTCAGAGGGCTTGGGCAGCGCTTTGGGTGCTACCGCATCCAACGGGTTTGCCGGCTTCGCTACAGGCGCTTGAGGTGGCTTTTTGCTGGCAGCGTTGCCGTCATCATCTTCGGCAGCAATACCGCACGCAGCCATCAGCGAGTAGCGCCGAGCGTAAGTCAGTGCCGAGCCATACCCTTGCGGGTCGTGCTTGGCTGCTGGCACGTGCAGCTTGCCCATGCGCAACGTCTCACCGGACTCGTGAAGAAAGCAGGTCTCCACGGTTACGCCGTCCTGAACGTCAAACGTCTCCTGATAGACAGCGATGCCGTTCTCGAGCAGGGCATCGTTGACGGCTTCCAAGCAGCTCGCAAGGTCAACGTACTTATTCTTAAAGTGAGAGTTTGTGTTGGTCTTGAGCGCTGGTGCAAACGCACGCTTGGCTGCGACAAATGCTGCTGCGATTTTCATTTCGGTCCCTTGATGGTGACGTTTGACTGGCGCATTGAGTGCGCTGGTTTGGCGGGTACGACTTTCTCCGGCTGCGCCTGGTACGTGCGGATTGGCCAGGAGATACGGAACTCCTCAGCGTGCGCTTTGGTGGCGTTTCCCAGCATCTTCTTGAGCTCGGTTTCGTCGTCGCTGATGGTTTTTTCAAGCACTTTGATTTGCTCTTTTGCTTTGACGATCCGCTCGGCCAGCGTTGCTCCCCATTCGCCGAGATCAACGCTGTCTAAGTTGGCATCGCCTGGCCACTTGGCGCCATACTCTGCCGGCGTTGCAGGGTCGTACCACTCAACTTCACCAGTCTCTGTCCAATGCGTGAGCTTGGTTTCAAACTCTCGCGCTTTGGCTCGGATCAACGCTTGCGTTTCTTCATGGGGCGCAAACAGGAATATCCTCAGTTCGGTGCCTTGATACAAGACGCAGACAGCTCCCCACTTGGCGCCGGTAATATCCATCTGCGCCTGGAGCTGGAGAGGGCCGCGGCTGAGCGCTGGGTAATCTTCGGCATACACCGACGTGACCTTTGCCTCGAGCACGCCGACGCCATCCAGCGTGATTGACTCGGCGCCGACTACGTAAACGCCAGCGTCTGGGTTGTCCGTCACGACCAGACCGTTGCCATCTCCCTGGCCATCTAAGCTGCACGCGATCGGCGCGTCAGGATGAAAGTAGGGCTTGGGGTGGTCTAGCACTAAGTGCGACAAACCCAGACGGGCGCTTGCCTCGAGCAGGAGCGGCACTTCGAGCAGGTTGCCCCAATGCATTGCCTCATTACTCTCAAAATGCTCTGGAGCGTCCTGTAAGGCGTTTAGCACGCTCTTGAGTACATCGTTGGGCGTCTCGTACTTAGAGTGGCCCAGCAGGGCCGGCACGCGGGATGCTGAGAGCATTGTGTTGGGGGTTACTTTGCCGACCATTACAGACCTCCAGAGAGAGCGAGAAACAAGCAGATTGCCGACATTGCGCCGACAGCGATTGACGCCAACAGGATCGTCAGATTGGAATCGTGTTCAGGTTTCATTGCTTGGCTCCTCAATAACTGGTTCGGCTGATTTGATGGTGACAAAATTTTCGTCGTCGTAACGGTCAAAGCGCATTTCGTTGCTGAAATCTTCGTAAATTTCTCGGTTGACGTGATTGAGAATGATTTCCTCGATTTCTTTTCTGGTGAATGTGATTTTCATGATGCTCCTTGGTTGGGGCCGAAGCCCCGGTTGGTTTAATAGCCAAGAAAACGAAAACGGAGATCGTCTTCGGCGGCAGCCCATGCGCGTTTGTCGTACAGTTCGACGTCCCACACGGGCACTTCCACGTCAAGCTGATCGTTGAAATAAGTTTCTGCGTCCCACTTGGCGTGCTGCATAGCGGTTGCACGCAAACGAGCAGGCAGGGAATTGATGAGGGCGACGATCGATGCGGGTGGCTGGCTTTTCATTTAATGGCTCCGGTTGATCGCTGCGGAATGCAGCGCACAGATGAACTCTACCCATGGTTGACAACCCTGTAAAGAGGTCAGGCCAACTATTTTTCTAGGGACAAACCCTAGTACAAATTTTCTCCACAAGCCCATCGACTTCGTGCATCATCTGCCGTTCGTTCTCAAGAGTTTCCCTGTCGGGACATTTCAACGGTCCAGACAGAGCTCCGGCTTGAAAAGAACCCGTTCGGGAAACAGCATGGAATCTATTGAAATGATGACTTTGCAATTCACGATCCCTGGACCACCAGTCGGCAAAGGTCGGCCACGGTTCAGCACGCAGGGCGGCACGCCACGCAGCTATACACCGGCTGTTACGCGAGAGTACGAAGCACTCATCGCAGCTCGAGCAACAGAGGCAATGGCTGGCAGGGAACCGTTGCAAACGCCCCTGACGGTCTATATCTACGCATCTATGAGCGTTCCCTTGAGCTGGTCGAAAGCGAAGCGCCAGGCTGCGCTAGAAGGTGACATCTATCCAGCAAGACCCGACGTCGACAACATTGCCAAGACCGTATTAGACGGAATGCAAGGTGTCGTTTTTGAGAATGACTCGCAGGTCACGTACTTGAAAGTCACCAAGAAATATACCGAGGAAGGAATGGTTACGGTCTGGATTTCGGAGAACATCCGATGAGCAAACAAGCAAACATCGAAGCCAAGAGACGGCTGGAAAAAATGCCCTACCTGCCAATAGACATTAACGGCAAACCACTCAGAGATTATACAAAAGAGGAGAAGGAAATAGTAAAAGAAATCAAAATAGAATACAAAAAATCACTCAAAAGCACCACAAAGTAACCTGTGGATAACCTGTGGATAACTACCCTGAAATCTGTGGATAACCCTGTGGACAACCCTGTGGATAACTTTTCTTTATATACGCGGGCGCGTAGAGATCTAAGACTAAGATCTAAGACTAAGATCTAAGACTTAGAGAGCTAAGACTAAGATCTAAGGAGAAGATCTATGACTAAGATGAATGACTCTATATTTAATTTTACTAAAGAAATAAGAGGAGGTTTGAAAAAAATAAAAGGTGCTCAAATAAGCAGCAATCTGGTAAATCAGCTAATTGCTCTGGACATGACGTCAGCGCAAATGCAAACGAGCATTGAATCCGTTATTCGCAGACGGGTCCATGCCAAACAACCCGAGGTCGAAACAATGGAGGAATTACTTTCCGAAGTTGTGACTGACCAAATCCTGAGAAACAATCTAAAGTGAATCAAATGAATAAACCAACCGCAGCCAAGGGCAATTACGAGCAGAAACCTGGCAAGGGCGCTGCATTCCCGAATGACAAAAAGGTCGAGGATTGGCACGCCGATTACAAGGGACGGATTTGCCTGCCAGACGGCGCTATGCACTGGCTGGACGTGACGATCAAAACCGCTGCCAGCGGGATGCAATACGCTGCTGTGACCATCGGAAACGCTTGCGAACCGACCACCGCGGTCGATCATGGCCCGAAAAGGCACCCAGACGGTCACAGGAGCGGCTTTCAACAGGCAGGTGAGGCTACCCTACCAGCTCGTATGAAAAACGCGCCACAGGGCCGCGCATCCGGTTTTGAGGAAAATGATGATGATTCGATTCCGTTTTAATTAGAATGGGTGTATGATGGTCGTACCGTCAACCTGAGGTGCGTCATGATCAACTCAAAAGAATGCTTTAAGTGCAAAACTGTCAAGCCATTAGAGAATTTTTACAAACATTCTATGATGGCAGACGGGCATTTAAATAAATGCAAAGAGTGTGCAAAATCAGATGTTTTAAAGCATCGGGCTGAAAATCTTGAAAGGATTAGAGAATATGATAGAGAACGATCCAAAAACCCAGAAAGAAAGGCTGCCAGCGTTTCAATTAGTAAAGCCTGGAGACGAGAAGATCCTAGACGCCAAAGAGCTCACAACGCGGTTACAAGAGCAATTAAGAAAGGCTTGCTCGTACGCGCCCCATGCTGTCGCTGCGGCGCTGAACGATCTCTCGCTCACCATGAAGACTATGACAAGCCACTCGACGTCATCTGGCTCTGTCAACCCTGCCACACGCAGCGACATAAAGAGATAAATCTTGGAAAATAAAATAGATCCACTACAGATCATTGCCAATCATGGATCAATGACGTCAAAACAATGTGCTGAATATTTCCCCAATTTAAGCTCAAAAGATATTGATGCAAAGCTGCGTCAGGGATTTAGGGTTGGCAAACTTGGGCGACGCATTGACGAGACCGATGGCGCCAGTCGCAAGCGCTACATTTATTTCGACGCCAATGGTCGTGCCAGCAGTCGCGAGCCAGAATATTGCGTAGTACTCAGAACCCTTGGCAAACCTGTGGAGAGCGTTGATGGAATTTACTAATGGCCGGTTCGTCTACCGTGGCGAAGACAATGAGAAGCTCCACCCGGACGTGCAGCCGGTATTCTTTCTGGGTGACGCGATGTACGTGCCGCACTATGTGACGCCACATTTGTGGGTTACTTATGGTGGTGAGAAGCTCACGACCAAGAACCTGATTGAGCGCAACGCCAAGATCGGGACAACTTATTTATGGGTCAGACCTTGGATTGAAAAAATATTCAAAGACAAGGACATTTTCACAATGAAGGAATCACAACTTAAAGAGGCGCTTATTGCATGAGTTATCTAATCAGCGAATCCATTACCAATATCCAATTGAATACAAGCGAGCTGCAAAAGCAGTGCGCCGGTTTTAAGGTTGAGTTAGATTGCGTGGTCGGTCTTGCGAAGCAGATTCAGACTGACGCCACCGTTTTGATAGACCAGTACGAGGCAAAAGATGAAACCAGTGATCGACGAACAGACGTCCGACTTATTTATGGAGGAGTGGCTATGCGACCAGATTGCGGAACCTGTCGATATTTCCAGCTTCTTGGAGGAGATGGGTCGCAGGCGTGGATGGGTGAATGTCGACGCCGATCACCAGAGCTTATGGTAGACGAGGACGGCAACCAATCACCTGGCTGGCCACCGGTCGACGATGGTCACTGGTGCGGCGAATACTCAACGAGCCTTCTGTCATGAACCACGATCCGGTCAACCATCCACAGCACTACACTCAGCACCCATCTGGCGTTGAGTGCATCCAGATCACCGAGCATATGTGCTTTAACTTAGGCAACGCGATCAAATACGTCTGGCGAGCGGATCTCAAAGAAGGGTTGCAAGACCTTGAGAAAGCACGCTGGTATCTAGACCGGGAGATTGCACGACGCAAGAAAAGCGTTTGACGATCACGTTGATAACGTGCTACAACGCGCATGATTGGGTCCGGGCGCACTCCTCGCCATTTCATTGCCCAATTGGGCGACGAGGGGTTGCCCATTTTTTTCGGTGGCGCAAATGGATAATGAAGCGAGTACATTTGTCTCGGTGCTTCTGCACTCAGGCACAAACGCGCATTTGCTGCATTGGACCACCAGCAGCTTTGCTGCGCACCAGGCACTAGGTGAGTATTACCAAGCAATCCCTGAGCTGGTGGACCAGTTGGCCGAAACGTATATGGGCAGGTATGGCCAATTCACCGAATTCCCTGACGACTACTACCTTCCGACCGACGATCCAGTCGAATACATGGAAGGAATCAAGTATTTTGTGCAAGACTCACGGGAAATCATGCCCGACGACTCTGAGATACAAAACCTGATTGATGAGATTGCACAACTCATTGATTCGACTCTTTTCAAACTACGCTTTCTTAAATAGGCTCCAAAATGATGAAATCTAAAGACTCCGCAACGAAGCAGCCAGTCGGTTACGGCTTTGGCTCGAGCGCTAAGGTTCCTGCTGGCGTTGCCAAGCAAGAGAAAACCGGCGAGCGCAAAGAGCGCATGGTCAACGGCGTCGGCATGGGCGAAGCCGATATGACTGGCAAGGACAAGCAATTCAACACCGGCGTGACGTCGGGCACGTGCTACACGCACGATCGGATGTCGTATCAGAAATGATTAGACCCCTTCGTAACTTCATTACCGTGCAACCGTCCGTCAGGAAACTGTCGGACGTGATTCACATCAACAACCGCGAACCCTTTAATGAGGGCACAATCGTCGCGGTCGGACCCCAAGTCAAGGAAGCTCGAGTTGGGGACCGGATCAAGTACGGCAATGGCGACTACCTGAGCTGGCCGACCCACAACAAGGATGGCCAGGACTATCAAATCATTTCAGAGGCCGACGTTTGTGCGGTCGTGGAATAAAGGACAATCATGAGTAATTCAATCGCTACAGGCGTTGCTTACGCCGATCCAGAGTTCACCACGTGCTACGTCAGCCAAGAGTTTGGCTATACGCCGGCAGCTCAGGGCGCCGTTACCCAAGCAACCAGCAAATCGACTGCGGTCACGCTTAACAAGAGCATGGGACGCATCACGATGAACAACGCTGCTCTCGCAGGTGGCGCTACCGTCAACTTCACGTTGAACAACAGCACGATCAGCGACAACGACGTTGTGGTTGCCAGCATTTCGGGTGGCGCAACAGCGGGTGCTTATTGGCCTTACGTTGCTGACCAGGCATCGGGAAGCGCAACCATTGGTCTGTACAACAACACCGCCGGCTCGCTGTCGGAAGCTGTTGTTGTGAACTTTGTTGTCATCCACGGGGCCACCTAAATGAGCATCCATGACGATCTAGAAATGCTAAAAGAGGCTGTTGCAGCGCTCGAGGACCAGATTAGCGAATCCTCAGAAGACATTCACGCTCAAGCGTTTGAAGAAGGTTCAGACGCTGGCAAGAGCGAGCTGGCCGAAGAAATCGCGGTCATGATGGGCGCAATCGACAGCGAGGAATGCCCAGAATGCCGAGACGTGCTCAAGCGCGTGCTAGATCAGCACATCGCTCAGTTTTTGGCTGTTGGCACGCACGCTTGTGAGCTGGAGCCAGAAGCCGAGGATGACGGCGTTGAGTTTGTGATCTCATTTGCAGATAACTGAAATGCCACTTAAAAAATCAACCTCGGACAAGGCGTTTAAGGAAAACATCAAGACCGAGGTCAAAGCCGGCAAGCCGGTCAAGCAAGCGGTGGCGATTGCCTACTCCGAAAAACGCGCAGCGGCGAAAAAGAAATGAGCAAACCTGGCCTTTACGCCAATATCCACGCTAAACAAGCACGCAT